ATGCCTTACTTAGATTGGGTAACATTAGATAGTGCTTATGGCTATTTCAAACCACATCTAAACCAACAATGGCGCCAACACGGCTTACCTGTAGTGAACCGCTGTCGAACTACCAAAACTAAAAATAAACGCCGTGAGGCAATGCAAGAAACCTTTTTTAGCTTGTATATAATTCGTTCAGGTATCTATCATCCAGAACAAAAAAAATCCAAATCTCTTACCGAAGAGGAAATAAAGAGATTATCCATTCTATACGGAGTTGAAGGCGGTAAATACAACCAACAAGTAACCACAGGTCTATATTTAGAATAACCCTTTAAAAACTATTTAAAATGAAAGAAACACCCACACATTATTACTGCTATTTTAGCGATGGTATACAAACAAGGAACGAGTTGCAAGAGCAATTTTATTGTTTTCTCAGAGGAATGAGCGGAGAACTATATCGGGCAGATGAATTAACCAAAATAAAGCAATACATCATTGATAAAGCTAAAGAACTTAATGAAGAGTTCCCACGATACAAGCCCCTTAACATTTCCTTTGCACAATACGTAGAAAAAGACAAACATCACCTATGCGGGTTTGAGTTTAACAGCTTTATTTTAAGACCTGCTTACTTAATTAAAATATAAAAACAAATGAAAATCGCCCTTACCTTATCACGAGACCAAGCCGAAGTCCTTGCCCGCGCCACCTTCATAGGGCAACCCCTATTCAACAACCGTGAGCAACGTGTACTTTACAGCATAATGCGCGAGGTAACCCTCAAAGCCACCCGCTTTTATATGAGTTTTACCACGAAAAAACAACGCAGGTTTTGGCTCAAACTCTACGAAGCCGATATGTTAGAAAAGTTCTTAGGGTACATCCTTACAATGGAACACTATTTACAATACGAACGCCAAACCCTTCTGCAAATTACCTATGATATTAACGAACAATTAGCATAATGGAAACACTATTTTATATGAAAAGTAAGCGCACAAGCGTTGAGCACTGTTTTAAATACGATTTAAACGGCGATTTAAAAGCCTTTGAAAGTGTAGGTGCACCTCTCACCCAAAAAGGTTGGTTGTGGCTATTGCGTATTGACGTTTTTCCCTTTACGGTGGAACGTATGGAAAAACTCGCCAAAGATACCGAGCTAAAGAAAATCATAGATATAAGGAAAGTCCCCGCCTCCGTCACCTTTGAAGACTTCTGGGAGGCATACGGCAAAATCGGCACTAAAGCAGTTGCTAAAAAGAAGTTCGACAAACTCAAACCCGAAGAGGTTATCAAAGCCTTCATAGGCATAGAGAAAGAAAAATCTAAAAAGAAACTTGACGGTACTGCAATGCCCTACGCCGAGACCTACCTAAACCAAAAACGTTGGGAGGTGTGAGCCACACGGACAACAAGCAATAAAAAAACGAGTCAATTAGCACTATTATATTTGCTAATTGGCTCGTTTCATTAATTTGCATATTTAGTAAATATGCTGTAATTTTGCAGTATAAAACTTCTCTAATTGCTTGCTACTATGAAAAGACAACGACACTTTACCGCCCGCCTGTACGCTCTTATCCGTGAGGAATATGAAAAGCTATCACAGCAGCAAAAATTTAAACACGGCTATATTGTAACTACCTTGTCTGAAAAGTTTTTGCGCTCAGAGCGTACTATCGAAAATATCATCTTCAATAGGGTTTAATCTACTCCTACAAAATACTTATTGTCCTCATCCTCCACCTGCAAATGTACTTGCGTAGGTTCGTAATACTTCATTGCACTACTATCGTGCAACTTGCATTCAAAAGTAACCTGGTATAAGTTGCCTGCTGTACCCGTATCTATAGGCGCAAAAGCCACACGGCGCATACTGCTATAGTTTCTACCCGATGTGCCGTGAAAGTTACCAAAAAGAGCGTCTAAGCTCTTAGTAAATTCCAATGCTCCTTGTTGGTTGTAGGCCCCTTGGAAAGTGTCTAAGAAAGTTTCGTAATACAAATAAAAATCTACCTGCAAATCTACTATCTGTACCAGTTCGCCTATATCATTGATTTGTGCGGAGCGAAACCCTATAAATATGGCAGGTGTACTAAAAGGGTGCTCATCAGCTAAAAAGCCTACTTGGTTATGCCAAAGGTCTACCCAACGTATTTCGGGTAGCTTTTCACTGATACGTTCAGCGAGTTCTATATATAAATCTTGCCAGTGTTCCATTATTCAAAAGTTAAATTTTTGTCTGCTTTGTGTATTTCCTCTATGATGAGTTTTTCCAATTGTTTGTCTAAGGTATAGCTTTCTCCAATAAACTGTCTCTTAGGTATATGTATAGTGAGGCTTGTTTTTTTAGTAAGAGCCATAGCCTTATAACGATTATTTTGGGTTTTATAGTACATTGCCCAAAAGTATTTTCGCATTTTCTCGGTTACCTTTACGGTGATCGTCCCTCCCTCATTGTGTATAGCTGCATAGCTCAATTTTTCACCCGCTGAAATTACTACCCTTTCAGGGGACTGTTCGGCTATTCGTAGGCTATTTTTGAGCGTAAGCGACTGCTGTAGTGTTTTATGAGGCAACGCATCTACACGCTTTATCCAAGGAATAAATGAAGCATCGGTGAAGCCCTGCCTTATGAATGATTGCATAAAGAAAGCCCGCGCCTTTTGTGCTACCTTTGGGGATATGTTTTTAAATATCTCTCTTGCCATAGCCTCAAAGTTTGGTGTCTGAAAATTTGCCATAAATAGAATTTAAATCATTTTTATTTGCTATTTAAAAAATGTTTTGTACTTTTGCAGTGTAATAGGCTATCCTTTACAACTCGCGGGGGGAGGGCGCTCCTGCCGCTACCAGAGTAAAGCCTTGATGTTTAATTTATTAGACATTAAGGCTTTGCTTATTTTAATGATTTTAGCTTTTCAACTACTTTTAAATAGTCTTTAAATAACTCTTCTTTTGTGAAAGAAATAGCTCTATTTCCATTAATAAAATACATTTCTTTCAAAAAATCAGCTCCTTTATAGTTCATTATCTTACCTTTCAGATGTTTTGTAATATCAGTTGCAGACCAACCTTTAAACTCGGTAATATCATACACAATAGTTCCTACTCCTTGTGCTTTTGCGTATTCTAAATTCTTTTTGATTCCTGTATAAGATATAGACTCTTTTCTGTCGGCTATATTTCCCTTTATCTCATATTCGGGGTTCTTATACCCTTCAATAATTATATGCGGGCGTATATTCATACTCACCCCTAAATTATCAGCAATGACAATAGCACTTTTAAGGTTTTTAGCAAGGTCGCTTTCGTCAGCAAAGGGGCTTACCTTTACCACTGCCCCATTTTTAGCCTCATAGACTTCTGTATAGGGTGCGCTTAGTTTGCTTAGTTCAAAGGCTTTTTTGGTGTCGTTGTCGGCATCTAAGGCGAGGGCAAAGTAAGGGTGAGGTTTGCCTTGGTTTGTCCGATCCTCTTTGAACACTTGCCCACTAATGGCTACATTGCCCCGAAACTCTTTAGGAAAGTCCTTATCGCTGAGCTGAGGCATATCACCTGTACTTGCGGGTTCCGCTGTTTGTACTACATAGCAACGGCAACGCCAGCCATTGGGTGGGTAGAAGTCTTGCCAAAAATCGCTTTCAATAGGGGCAATAAAGCCTTCTAAGGGGCGATGCTCTTCTCGCACTCTTTCGTCTTTTTGGGTACAATATTTTAGGTTAGGGTATAAGTCTTTACGCTTTACATACTCCTGCCAATTAGCAGCGTGGTAGCCCGCTTGTTTAGCTGTTTGCCACTCAGCTTGAAGGTAGTTCTTGTTGTACTTAGGGTTTAGCTTCTGTACCTCTTGTAGGAATGTTTGCCAATTTTTGCCTTTATCCGAACGTAAGATTTCATTTATCTGCTCAAGGAGTACATAGTTTTTTGCCCCGCTAAACTTGTATAGGTTACGCTGCATTTGGAGTACTTCGGGTGAGATAGCTCCCGTTTGCTTATTCACCTTGAAGTTATCTTTATCAAAGCCCTCCCACATAGCCCCATTAAGCTCTTTGTAAGTTTCTAAAATATAGCCGTCGGATAGTTCTCCTTTTTTGAGGGTGCCATTGTATCTATCTTTGGCAATTTGCTCCATTACTTTGAGCCAACCTGTAAGGTCTAAGGCGTGAGTATCGTGCGCACACTCGCAGTGGCTATGTATATAGAGCTGCTCAGCACGCAACAGAGCTTTGCGCAGTTGCCAATGCTCGTTTAGGGCGTTATTGTATAGGCTTTTTTTTTTAAGCCTTCCACAGGTAGAAGGTTAGGGTTTTGGCTTTTTATACCTACTATCTTGAGCCCTGTAATGCTCTCTACTTGTTCGGGGTCAAAGTCGTAATAAACACCTAATGTTTCCATCATTTTACAGAGTTTATCAGCTGTTAGAGGCTCTTCGTCGTCCCATTCAAAGCGCAAGTCTTTTAAAGAGGCATAAGCAGGTGAGAGCTTCACTAATAGCGGTATGAGCTTCTTATTGATAATATGCTTTACAAGCAGTTTGTCACTTTCAAAGCGGTAGGAAGCCAATTCAAACTGCACTTCTACCGAGCCTACAAAACCTTTCTCATCAGTGAGTCCTGTACCTCCCAAAAAGCGTTTAGATATTTCGTTATCCGCACGCTTGATGAGGGTATCAAATACTTCGGCATTGTTGTTTTGCGAGATGTTAGGCACCTCAAACTTTTCATTGCCACGCCCTACCATAAAGGCATTGCGTTTAAAGTTGGTAGCCATTTCAAAGAGTTCGAGAAGGCGTGTATCGTCTTCTCTTTCTGTAGTGATAAACAGAGGAGGTACGCCGTACTTTTCTATGAAGTCGAGCCACGAACCTAAGCCAAGTTTTTTAGCTAATATAATAGGGGCAGCCAAAGCATATTGTCCTAAATCGTTGTAGTCCTTGCCTACTTGGATGTAGAAGTTAGCAAGGTTACCCTCCTTGTAGGGCGTGCCTGTAGTGTCTCCTGCTTCCTTAAGAACTATACCTTTGAGAGGATTAAAGTAGGCTTGCCCTATTTCGGTTACTTCGGTAAGTTCGCCGTTCTCATCAGTATTGAATAGCTCAATAAGGGTAGTACCTTGAAACTTACTCATCAGTACAAGCTTTATAAATTCCTGAAACCACATCGTTTCCAAAAGCTCTTTAGCGTCCTCGTTGCGTTCTTTCTTAGTGTTCACCAATCGAAAAGGTGACTGTTGTGTTTTGGCGATACGGCTTTCAATCACTGAGCCCAGATGGTTGTCCTGCTCTAAGTTGTCGTATAGTTGGCGTAGCTTTAGCTTTTCGGGGTTGTCGGGGTTGGTAGCGAGCATTACTCCCATTTTCCAATCGTTAAGGGTTTCCACCCTCAACATTTTGGCTTGGTAACTGATATTTTGTGAGGGTGCACTATTGCTACGCCCCGCCAAGGCTACCTTAAGCATTGTGAAGGGAGCTTTAGCCACAAAGTAGGCTTGTACACGGTTATAGGCTTTTTGTAAGATATTCATTGGTTATTAGATATAAAAGTCGTTGTTAGTAAGGTTACCATAGAGGAAGCGAGCCGAGCTTCCCTTTTGCTCATTGGCAGGAGGCTTGGGCAAATCCTCTAAAATGTAAATGCCTTTGGATAGTTTGTCCAAAAGTGCTTCTGCCCATTCCTTTTGTTTCTCGGTGTTGCTATTGGGGTTATACTTGCGGTAGGCATTGCGTGAGAAAACATCGTGCAACACCAAAAAGGTAAGCATACGCCCTAATAAATCGTTATAAATAGGAGCATTAGGGTTAAATATTTTCTCTACATCGTAAAAGCGTTTTAAAAGCGTTTTAAAAATAGCGATATGTTCGGCTTCGCTATCGGTAAGGGCTTGCTCAAAGTCCTTGCTACTCTCATCAATTGCCCGCTCAAAGGCTTTGGAGATAAGGTTTTCTTTTCGGATATAATACATAATTTTACCATCTATTAAAGGTTTTCATTTTGCCCATTAGCACTTTAAAGCTATTGTTAGGCATATAGGCTTCAAGGTCGGTAGTACAGATTTGGTGGGCATCAGGCCAGTCGTCGTGGGTTTTATACTGGGGTTCTATACTCTTGAGTTGCCCCGTACCTGTTTGCATATCCACAGAGCCTTTAAGGGCTTCATTGTAGAAGACACGTCCGTTCTGATAGTAAGGCTGCATACTCATAATACGGTCAATCTTACGGTTTTTATCTAAGGTACGCTTGGTTAGATTGAGGGTAACGCCCGTTTCCTTTTCCACCTCTCGAATAGTGCGCTGCACCTCATCGTTCCAAAACTGCGCTTCATACTGCCAGTGCACCACTACCCCTGCAGGCAAGTGCTTTTGAAACTGACACATCCATTCCACGGCTGCCCGCATTTTCGTCTGGCGGCAAAAGGTATCAATCACATAGAACTTACGCTCTTTAATGCCTTCCACCACTACTGCGTTGTAGTCACTGGTAGCATTGCCTGCGTAGGCAATATCCCAATGCCCGATGATGTACTCCATAGTGCGAAGTTGAGGGAGTTTTACCCATTGGAATTGCTCCTCTTTGAAAATCACCCCCTCAATGTAAGGACTATTGTTATATTCGGCATTGGCAGCCAATTCACCTATGCCGTCTGCACCATATACCAACTCATAGAAGTAGGTATCATCATATTTGCCTACCCACGTAGGGGCGTAGGTTATAGGGTCATAAGCATTCACTTGGTGCACCTTCCACTTAGGGTGCTTATCCTGTAGTATTGTTTGTATCATCACTGGGGCAAAGCGGTTGTTTGCCTGCACAAAGCGGCGATACTTGCCATCCATAGTAGGAATAAGAGCGGTATCTATCCACTTTACCACCTCCTCTTGTCGGCGTGGGTTCTTGTTAATCTCCTTATCCTCCAAGTCGTCAGCCACGATAAAGGTGGGGCGTTTGTTTTTCACACGTAACCCACGTGTATTTTGTCCCATACCAAGAGCCTGCCCTATAAAGCCACCTTTGGTAATAAAGAAGCCGTCTTCCCAAGTACCCAGCTGTTTTTGTTCGCCAAAGTCGGCAAGGATACGCGGGTTTGCTTCAAACTCTGCTTTAATATCCTCCAACAGCTGCTCGGCACGCTCATAGCTATTGCCGATAATTACCAAGTACATAGGCTCCCCCTGTAGCCACAGCCAAAAAGGCAGGAATATATCATTCCACACCGATTTGGCAAGCGCACGCCCCCATTGACAAAAGCCCTTAAAGGTAGGGTTCTTTTGTACCAACTTTGCCCACTCTATCTGGAAGTCAGCGCAAGGAGCATCGGCATAGTGAGGAAAATAACGCTCTACCATTAGGCGCGGGTTTTTTCGACAAGCCTCTATGTTTGCCTTGCGCTCTTCAGCGGTTTCGTTAGCAAAGCGTGCCCCTGCACTCTTGGCGAAGGCTATCTTTTGTAAGTACCGCTCTTTGGCTATTTTGTCTTCTACTTTCATTGCTTAAAACTTTTTATCGGCTACCTCGTGCAGGTGTTCCTCTTGGAAATCTAAAGTAAGTATATAGAGTTTCTCATCTTTGAGGCGCAATGCTTCAAAGATACTCTCCATTACTTCTATATACATCGAAAGGGTAATCTTAGTCCCCTTTATAAGGTTTTCAATACGCTTGTTCCACTTAGCAATAGCATCGTCAATTGAGGCGCACTCCTTGCGCAGCTCCAATAGTTCTTTCTGTAGGTTACTTTCCTCATCCTTATCGGCATACTTTATCTCGGCTTCTTTCTCCTTTATCTGCTCAATCACCTGCAAACGGCGGTCAGTAAGCGAGTCTACTACCAGCTGGGTGCGTTCTATACGCTCCTTGCCCGAATTAGCCTTAGCATCGCGTATTTTGCGCCATTCACCCTCAGTAGCCCAACGGTCTACGGTACGCTTATTCACACTGAGTTGCTGAGCAATCTCTTCAGCCGATTTACCCTGCTCAATGAATAAGATACGCGCCGATTTTTTCTCTATCTCTTTTGCCATACTTCTACTTTTTATCAGTGCAAAGTTCTACAAAGCCCCTAATGTATGAAAATTGCCGTCCCAAAAAGGGTCGAATTTACTGCCTATTTTAGGTCGGATTTACTTCCTATTTTGGGACACCAATTTGCAAGCTTGCCCCCTTCTTTGGAATTTTGCACCAAGAAATAGTAACCCAAAAGGCTCAAGCCTATGAACAACAAACCCTCAAATATTATCGCAAAAATAAATGCTCAAGCGGGAGCATTAGAACTCAGTATCACAGGTGTAATATACTATGGCTGGACGGCTTCCGACTTCAGTTATGAGGTAGATAGAGCCCTTAAACAAGGCATCACTACCGCTACTGTATATCTCAACACACAAGGTGGTTCTGTATATGAAGCTACCGAAATCGTCAATCAACTCAAACGAATGAGTAGCGTAACTGTTACCGCAGGCGCCTTGGTAGCTTCTGCAGGCACTTATATAATGGCACATTTTCCTGCCAAAGCCTATAAGAGCTCGCAATTTATGATACACAAACCCATTACAGATTTCTATGGCAATATCGACCAACTCAAAGCCGAAGAAAAACACCTCGAAAACCTCACCACTCAATACAGAGAAGTCTACGCCAGCCGTTTTGGCAAAACCAATGAAGAGATAGACCAGCTATGGGGGCAGGACTATTGGCTTAACGCCTCCGAAGCGAAAGAATTAGGACTCATCACCGAAATTACAGATGGCGACCCCGAAATCACTACCGAAACCATAGCAATGATGCAAGCCTGTGGCTGTAGGCATCTACCCACACCCAATGTAGTAACAAACCCTAAAATTATAACACCAATGGATAAAAACGAGCTTATCTCCGCACTCGGTATGGCAGCTAATGCCACCGATGAGCAAATTAAAGAACGTATTGCCGCCCTCAAACAACACGAGGCGCAAACCCAAGCCCAAGCCAGCGCACGCGCCGAAAAGTTAGTAAATAAAGCTATTCTCGACAAAAAAATAGCAGCTGACAAAAAAGACTTATACGTAAGTCTCGCCAATGCTGACTACGACAAAACCGCTGCTTTGTTAGACGATATAGAAGCCCCAAAACCTGCTTCACAGTCTATCCAATACCCTGCCCAAAATGCTACCGACAAGAGCAATTGGTTATTGAACGACTACCTCACCAAGGATCCACAAGCCTTAGAAGAACTTATGGCTTCTGATCCGCAAAAAGTGAGAGAACTTAACACAATCTATCAACAACAAAAAAACAAATAGAAAATGCCAATAAGAAGCGAAAATTTACCCCTAAAAAATGAGCTCGCCGTAAGCGAACTCATTACCCAATTCAGACACGAGAACGAATGGCTCGGTGCTGTAAAATCAAAACCCGAATGGTTAAACAATGATGTTATTAAAATACCTGTACGTGGTCTCGCCCCAAAGGTGCTTATTAATAACACAGTTTATCCCATCGCCTCTCACCAACGTGAAGACGGCAAGGTGATTATCTCCCTCAATAAGTATGAGACCGAGAACACTGAAGTAACCACCGATGAACTTTACGCACTCCCTTATGAGAAGGTAAGCGATGTACAAGTACAACACCGTGAAACCCTCGAAGATAGAACCGCCGAGCACGCCTTAGTGTCTATAGCTCCTCAGAAAAACACTGCGAAAACGCCTGTAATTGTTACTACTGGAGAAGACGATGGTACAGGTCGCAAGCGACTTATAGCTAAGGACTTGATTAGTCTTAAAAAGCAATTAGACAAACTCAAAGTGCCTAAAAAAGGGCGTGTGTTAGTGCTTTGCTCAGACCACGTTGCCGACTTGCTCATTGAGGACTTAGCCTTCAAAACTCGCTATCAAGACGCTAATAGCGGCAAAATAGCTGACAATTACTACGGCTTTGAAATCTACGAGAGTACTTATGCCCCTACTTATCACAACGGTGAAAAAGAAGCTTTTGGAGCAGTAGCGCAAGGCAAAGAAGCCTCTATTGTGTTCCACAAGAACTATACTGTAAAAGCAGTAGGTAGTGCCGAACGCTATGCCCGCGAGAAAAACAGCAACCCAGAAGGGCGTAAACATACCATAGGATTTGAAATGCACTTTGTTTGTGTAGCTATCAAAGACGAAGGTACAGCAGCTATCATTAGTGGTAGTTAATAGATGGGGGTGAGCCCGTAAGCCCACCCCTTTTTTAAAAACCTTTTAAACTCAATTTAAAAACAATGGAAAATCCAAAAACATACATACAACTATTAGCTATCGCTGTAGAAGTAATGCAAGCTAATGACCTTGAAGAAGTATTTGCCACCGAAGACGGACAAGTCTTCTACGAAAAAAATCGCGCTCAGCTCCACGCATCTTCTATTGATAGCAAGGTATATACCTTTGACAATAGCAAAAGTGTGAAGTTAGCAAACAAGGTACCGCAAATCAAAAAAGATAAAGAGGGTAAAACAGAAACTTCTAAAGTAGAAGGAGCTACTGTACAAGGAAAAACAGAAACTGAAGAGCCTACAGAAGACGACGAACAAAAAACTGAATAACAAATGGGACAACTCAAAGGATTTACATTTAAAAAAGCTGAAGGAGGCTTGGGGCGTACTGCTTCTACTAAAGACAATTTGTTTTTGATAGTAGCCGCTATGGCTGTGGCAGGCACCCAACTCACACACGGAGAAACTAAATCTTTTATTCAGCTAAAGGATGCAGAAGCGGTAGGTATTACTGAAAGTTTGGATGCCAATCAAAAGGCATTAACTCACTATCACCTATCTGAAGTCTTCCGCTTAGCTCCCGAAAGCCATATCATTTTCCTACCAGTAGCAGTAGGTAAAATACAGGATAGTACAACGCAGATAGTAAAAGCTATCCGTGCTAACAAGCAGGTAAAAGGGGTAGGGCTCTTTGGATTTACCAATGACCTTTCCACTATTGCCAGCGATGTAGAAGAGCTGCAAACACAAATCGTGGAAGCCGTAAAACCAGATGGTATTCTCATTGATTTTGTGCTTATAGAAGGCAAAGGGAAAGAGGGCTTGGAGGTAAATAACTTTGCTGACCTCAAAGAAAAGAATGCCCCGCAGGTATCGGTAATAATTGCTCAAGACAAAGGTATTGCCACTATAGATGAGGCTTACAAGTACCACGCCAGTGTAGGTAGTGCTTTGGGTATGTTATCGGTACGCAACGTTAGTGAAAATTTAGGTTCTGTAGACATTGAAAACAAGCCCGAAAATGCCAAAGGAGGCAATACTTATCCTCTTACTGATGAGGGTAAAAAACGCTATATCAGCGGGGGTATGTCTACAGGGCAAAGTGCGGAGGAACTTAGCAATGAGCAGCTGAAACTACTCAATGATAAAGGGTACATTTTGGCAGGACAATATGCCGATATGGCAGGCTTTTTCCTCTCAAACTCTCCTACCTGTGTAAGCAAGTCATCTGATTATACCTACATTGAAAACAATAGGGTGTGGAATAAGGCGGCACGCTTGGTGAGACAAACACTTTCGCCTCGTATCAAAAGTAAGCTCCCTAAGAACCCACAAACGGGGTACCTCAAGGATAGTATTGTTACCTCCTTGCAAGAATTAGCGGGAAAAGCTATTGAAAGACAAATGGTAGTAACTGGTGAAATTAGCGGATATGCCGTGAGCATTGATGCGAAGCAAACGGTAACAGAAGAAATTCCTTTAAAGGTGAAAATACGCCTTGTGCCTGATGATATTCTACACGCTATTGAAGGAGAAATTGGTTTAACATCTAATCTATAACACTATGCCAAAGAATACCAATGTGATTAACCACTTCGGCAAACTAAAAGGGTGGAACAGTGTAACATTCAATCTTTTAGGACGCGATGTGGTAGGTATTACCGAAATTAGCTATTCGGATAGTACCAAGAAGTCAAATATTATGGGTGCGGGAGGCTTCCCTGTAGGACGTACAGAGGAAAATTACGAAGCTAAGGCTTCAATTACCCTGCTTGTAGAAGAGGTGGACGGCATTCGCCGTTCGCTTCCCAAAGGAACACGTCTGCAAGATATTGAGCCTTTCGACATCCCTGTTATCTATGAAGCTCCCAGCGGACTTATCATTAAGGATATGATACGCAATGCCGAGTTCTTAGGTACTGAAATGGAAATCAAACAAGGTGATGGCTCTATTGCTATCAAATTTGAGCTGATTGTAAGCCATATTGACTGGGATATTTAATAACCTTTTAAAAGCTGTTTAAAAATGAAAAAATACACTGAAGCAGACATCGAAGGCTACAAAGCCAAGTACCCTAATGTGGTAAGAGAAATAGCCGTTTATCCATCAGGCACTACTTTTACTAAGGAGGGGGAAGCCAGTGAGGAACCTGCTTACTTTTTAGTGAAAAAGCCTAACAAGCACTTACTATCTTTAGTGACCTCTAAGGAATATCAAGAGAACCCCGACAAAGCTAATGAAGCGTTGGTAAAGAATTGTGTATTGGAGGGTGATATGGAGTGGTTGGAAAATGATGCTTCTATCTATATGGGACTGATTACTGAGCTTAGTAAGCTATTGCAAAGCTCAAAGGTAGCCTTAAAAAAAGTATAGAGTCGTCGCTACTATCTTTAGAAGCGTACGACTTTATAGAGAGCATAGATGCATTACTCCGTGCCAATGGGCAGCAGCCCGAAACAATGAATGATACAGAGTGGCAGGAGCATTTTAAAGCCCTTGACTTTAGTATGAAATGCCAAGAACAACTTCTATACCGAGCCGTAAAACGCGCCTTGGTAGAAGTACTGAACGAAATTAGCAAACAATCTAACCCCTAATACCCTGCAGAAGTGAATCACACTACAACGTGGACATTTGAAGCCAATGAAAACATCTCTGAAACTCTTCATACTGCACAAGAGAATGTGCGCCGTGCTACTGAGGGGATGCGAGAGAGTTGGCAGACCTTAGTTACCAGCTTACGCCCTATCGATTGGCAAGCAGCTACGGAGGGGTTTCAACGCCTTACTGGGCTATTTTCTGCCTCTGTTCAAGTAGGAGCAGACTATGAAAAATCACTTTTAGATGTAGCTGCTATCACGGGTATTACGGGGGACGATTTAGATAAGTTAGGAGATAAAGCTCGTAACCTTGCTAAAGAGTTTGGGGGGACTGCTTCTGATAACCTTTCCACTTTTCAAACCATCCTCTCACGCTTAGGCCCTCAGATAGGCGAAAGCGATGAAGCGCTTGCCAAAATGGGTAGCTATGCCAATACACTTGCCAAAACTATGGGAGGCGATGTAGTAGGAGCCACCGATGCGCTTACTACCTCAATGCTTCAGTTCAAAGTAGACTTGCAGAACCCCATAGCAGCAGCGGGCGAAATGGAGCGAATGATGAATGTAATGGCGGCAGGAGCAAAAGAAGGTGCTGCCGAAGTGCCACAAATAGCTCAAGCCTTAGTGCAGGCAGGAGGAGCCGCTAAACTCTCTAATGTGAGTTTTGAGGAGACGAACGCCGCCCTGCAAGCCCTTGCCCAATCGGGGAAATATGGAGCAGAAGCAGGGGTAGGACTTAGGAACGTCCTTATTAAAATGAATGCGCCCTCTGCCCTCTCTAAAGAGGCTACTAATATGCTTGCCGCCTATGGGGTGAATATGCAAAAAGTGTCGGACACTACGGTACCTTTTGCCGAGCGACTCAAAGAGTTGCAGAAGATAGGGCAAAATACCGATGCTTTGGCTGCTGTCTTTGGAGCTGAAAACATACAAGCGGCTCAAGGGCTTATCAATACTGCACAAGCCCAAGCGGAGCTTACCCAACAAATCAGCGGTACTAACGTAGCCACAGAACAGGCTTCTATCGTAATGAGCGGCTGGAATGAATGGATGGGCAGATGTAAAGCTTGGTTAGATGACTTGAAAATAGGTTCGTTTGCCTTTACCAAAGTACTCGGTGTGGTAGGTGATAGCTTAGGCGGGGTTGTGAGTGTATTGGGTGATATGGGGTCTGCTTATTCAGGTCTTGCCCCTGTGCTCAAAGGGGTGGGGGCTTGGCTTAGACAGACAGTTGTAGCCCAAAAGCTAATGGTTGTATGGACAAAAGTTGCCACTGCTGTACAATGGCTGTGGAACGCTGCACTATCGGCTAACCCTATCGGTATTGTGATTGTAGCTATTGGTGCTTTAGTGGCTGCTATTGTGTGGCTGGCGAACAAAGTTAGTGGTTGGGGTGAAGCGTGGAAACATACCTGGGAAGGTGCAAAACTCCTCTTTCAAGGCTTCATTGCTTATATTGAAATGGGCTGGACTACCCTTATCAATGGGCTGATGATAGGGCTAAATAAGATAAAAGAAGGTTGGTACTCCTTTAAGAATGCGGTAGGAATGGGAGATGAGGCGGAGAACAACAAAATGCTCTCCCAAATTAATGAAGACACCGAAAAGCGCAAACAAGCGATTGCCGATAGTGCCAAAAAAGTGTATGAAACAGGCATAGCTGCCAAAGAGGAGTTTATAAAAGCAGGGCAGTCGCTCACGTGGAATAAAGAGGAAGAGAAAAAAGAGGCTACCGAAGCCCCTAAAGCGGGCAACCTTTCCGCCAGTTCGGCTATTGGAGGAGGTGCAAACCCTACTCCTATTACCCCTGTTAAAGGCGGCAAAGACGGAGGTAAGGACAGCACTATGAGCGTGGGAGGAGGTGCTGGAGGTAATAAGAATATTACTGTGAACATCACAATGAACTGTACCTTTCCTATCGACAAAACTATTGGTAGCAAAGAAAACGCCGCCAATGGGGTGATTAGCAAAATCAATGACCGTATGCGCGATGCCTTAGTAACCTTATAAGAATGATGGATATACTTGTAACCGAAAATAACGACTTAGAAATCATAGCAGGCGACTTTACTCTTGGCAACAGCCTCCTGCAAGAGGTAGGCTTTATTCTCCAAAGTCAGCAGGGAAATTGGAAGTCTGACCCTTTAGTGGGGGCGAATATGGTAGAGCTGATAAAAGGAAAGCAAAATCGTACAGCTGTAGAGAAGCGCATTAAAATACAGTTAGAGAGAGACGGCAAAGACTATGACGCTATCAAGAAACTATTAAAGCTGAATGTAGACAATGGATAACCGCTATAACATATCACAACTTTTTAAGTTGGCTTTTGGCACTAACCTGCCCGTGTACCTCACTGTACCCATAGGCAAAGAGCCTACCCATACAGCTGAATATGGCAGTATCCGCACCGTAGAAAGAGAGGAAGCTATGCGCCTATCCAAACTCGGTACACCCATTGTCTTTCCGGTGAAGTTTACCGCAGGTAGCTACAAGTTCTACAACTACCAAAGTAAGATAGTAGAAAAGCAGCTACACGACTTTTGGTTACCTCCTGCTACTATGGTAGACTTTTCACGAATAAAGAACATCAGCCGTACCGATGTAATAGGAGGCAATGGCACCGTAAAGGAAATCTACGGCTTTGACGACTGGCAGATACGTATCCGCACCGTATGCCATAACGATGAGTTAACGGCACGAGAGTACGAAAAACGCCTTATAGAATGGTCGGAGGTAATACAATCTATCTCGGTAGAGGGCGACTTATTTGGTTGGAAAAATATTCATAACCTCGTAATTGAAAGCATTGATATACGCAGCTTGGAGGGTACCCCTAACATTATCCCCATAGAGCTAAATTGCATTAGTGACGAACCTTTTGAACTGATTTACCGCCTATGACCTTAGCCATTGAAGTAGCCATCACCTTTTACCCCAAGCAGGGCACCCCTTTTAAGGTGCAGAAAGTTTCAGCCATTGAAATTGAAAGTTCGTGGAAAATGCTCACCGATACGGCAAGCGTGGTACTACCTCGCAATGTAGGTGATTTTGATAAGCAAAAAGTAAGAGAACTCTTTGCCGTAGGTGATAGGGTAGTAATACAAATGGGCTACAATGGTGAGCTTTTGCAGGAGTTCGAGGGCTTTATTACCCAAGTATCGGCAGACTTTCCCATAACTATCAGCCTTTGCGATGCAATGTGGAAGCTACGCCAGTTACCCATCAATTACGTGTCAGCAAAGGCAAGCCTAAAAACATTCCTCACCGAAGTAGTAAAAGACTACCCCTTAGAAGTAGAAGATATAAGCCTTGGTGGCATACGCTTTAGCAATACCACACTGGGTGCGGTGTTGGACAAACTCCAAAAAGACTGGTCAATATACAGCTTTATTCGTGCGGGCAAACTCACTATAGCCAAGCCTTATTCAGATGTAAAAGTAAGTGGTGAGATGAAGCATTTCGACTTAGAACGCAATTGCACCGAGAATAACCTAAAGTACCTAAGCAAAGAAGAACGTACCATAAAGATTATAGGCACCTCCTCCTTTGGTAAAGGCAAGAGATTACAATATGAGTTTGGCGATGAGAACTCTAAAACTACCTTAAAAATGACTTGGCACGTAAGTAGCCAAGCTGAACTTGAGAAGGAAGTAAAGCGACTATATGAGCTACACAAGCGCGAGGGTTTTGAGGGGAGTTTTACCACTTATGGCACCCCATCTGTACAGCACGGCGAGAAGATACGCCTAAGCTCTACTCTCTACCCCGATAGGCACGGTGAGTACTATGTGGATAGAGTAAAGAAGAGTATTAACAACGCCCAATATAGGCAGGAAATAGAAATTAGCGGCAACAGTGCGAGCCGCACTGGCAATTAATATTATGAACGAGATAGACGAGTTTGACATACTGCTTTCTGAAAAGATAAAGAAAGCTATCCCGCAAGTGCTACAATGGGCAACAGTAACCTCTGTAGATTGGCTGGAAAAAACCTGCGAGGCTACTGATTTAGACACGAAGCTACCGTTTTTAAACATTGCACTTGGTATAGGGGGAATGTATATCAAACCAAAAGTAGGAAGTCTTATCCTTGTGGGTATGGTAGAAAATAATGAAAGTCAGCCCTTTTTGCTTAATGCTCAAGAAGTAGAAGCCTACGAACTGAAAGCCGATAGTTTCAAACTACACAATGAAACGGTAGATTTTAAAACCCTTTTAAACGCCCTTTTAACAGAACTTAAAAACGCTATTATTCAAACTCCCGCAGGCCCTGGCAACTTTGCCCCGCAGAATGTAGCAAAGTTTGAAGAGATTAACAATAAAATTAACCAGTTATGGCACTAAACAAACAAGCCCTTCAACAAGGCATTATCCGTCTTCAACAAGATATGCAACGTAAAACAGATGCAAGTATGGAGGAATATGGGAACGCTTAGCAAGCCTTATTGACGCCTTTGTACGTAGTGGTGAAGTAACCGTAGCCGCAGGTATATCTGTAAGCACGGCAGGTACAGCCACCGCCCAAACTGGTGCTACTAACAGTACTGGAACGGGTACAATAAGTTAAAAACAAAATAATAATATGACAAAACTCAACTACATCTTACAAGGCTTTGGCTTTAGGGACTCTCACGAATTCTTACGCTCATCCTTTGGTCACACCTTTTCAATGCTATTTATCAAAATGGACGTTATACTATCATTACTATTTGCCACCGTGCACTTCTTATTTGGTTTCAACCATTTATTCCTAACCGCTTATGTAGTGTTACTTATCTTTGAGTGGATCACTGGGGTACAAGCCTCCCGAAAGAGGGGCGAGAAGCACGAGAGTCGCAAGTTTGGGCGTATGTTGTTGAAGATAGCCACCTACTTAGTGCCTATTTATATACTCCATACCTTTTCGGCTAATGTAGAGTTTCCAAGTCTTGGCGGTTTTGAGTTCGACCCTTTTCACTGGCTCTATTGGGTAATGCTCATCGCCATTATATGGCAATTAGTAGTGAGCCTCTTAGAGAACTTAGATAGCTTAGGCTTTCGATTTGCAAAGGTGCTACTCAAGATTATTAATAAGAAGTTTTATAAGACTTTTGAGTTAGAAGATGACAGTAACAGCCCTACATAATCAATCATTATTAGACCTCACCCTGCAATACACAGGCACCATAGAAAGCGTCTTTGAATTGGCAGAAGCTAACGCCCTCAACATCACCGATGATGTGCAGGCGGGCAAAACCTTAGTACTACCCGCAGAAGCATTTAGCAATAAAGATATACTAAACTACTACACCGCCAAGAACTTACAGCCCGCAACTGCCTTTTCTAAGGAAGACGAACAAGTAGCTAAACGCCTTGAGGGTATTAGTATATGGGCGATTAACTTAGATTTCGTAGTAACACAACAATAACTATGGCACGCACTATACAAGAAATACAAACCCTTATTCTCCAAGCCAAAGCGCAAGAGCCTGCATTGGAAAGCCTCAATAGCACCTCCAAAGTAGCGATTTGGCGCTTGTGGGTCTATATTATAGCGGTGGCGATATGGAGCTTAGAGAAGCTTTTCGACCAGCATAGAGCGGATATAGACAAGCGCCTTGCCGAACTCAAACCCCACACAGCACGTTGGTACAGAAGCAAAGCCCTTGCCTTCCAATACGGCTTTGATTTGTTACCCGACAGCGATAAGTTCAACAACCAAGGACACACAGAGGAACAGATAGAAGCCAGCAAGATAGTGAAGTACTCAGCAGTGATTGAGAGTAAAAACGAAGGTCGTTTGATAGTGAAGATAGCAGGCGAACAAGGCGACACGCTCCAACCAATCACCGATGCCCAAAAGCAAGCCTTTGAGGCGTATTTGCAGGAAATCAAAGACGCGGGCGTACGCCTATCAGTGGTGAACTACCAACCCGATGTACTGCACTTGCAAATGAAGATAGTATATGATCCTTTGGTATTAGATAGTAACGGACAAAGTATCATTCACGCTACACACCCAGTAGAAGAGGCTATAAAAAGCTACTTAAAAAGGTTGCCATTTAACGGCGAATTGGTATTAGCACACCTTATTGATGCACTTCAACAAGCAGAGGGAGTGAAGATACCACACTTGGTATTGGCACAAAGTAAGAACATCACCAGCGGTGGAGGCTACGGAG